TCACAGTTTGAGCAGAACCATTATAATAATAGAAATATAATTTACCGCTTGCATTTGTACCAAAACCCCAATAAAAAGTATTATTAGTACCTGTTGCATGAGAAAATACACAAGGTGAATTATTAGGCGAGCCTACTCTAAATGCTCTACTGTATAACCAAAACTCTAATGTAAAATGATTGCTTGAAGGATTCCAGTCATACAAATCAGCAGAACGAGGTAGCTTTATGTAAGATGATGAACGTGCATTTGTTAGAATAGCAGAGTTACCATGTTTGCTTGCATTATAACCACCTTTATCGAAAGGTGTGTGTCCTAAAAACATAAAACGTGAGCCACTTGCATGATCCCCAATAGTTATTGTATGTCCTCCTGAACTATAGTCTTTTAACATATTATTCTTACAGGTAAGAAGCATTGTATTTGCATCACTTTCATGAGGTGCAGTAGGTAAATCGAAACCATATTCAGAAGTATATCTTGCTGTGTTTGATATTCTATAATCATAAAAATGACAATCCGCCGCTTCACCAGTATCACCGAATCTTGGACCAGTGCCTGAAGAACCTACTGTTCCTGATACTGTAGCTTTTGCCATATATCTTCCGTTTACATAATGACGTACAACATTACTACCATCTCTACTAAAAGCTATATGATTCCAGCGATTCCATTTTATCGGGTGTGTTTCTCCACTCTGATTACTACCAACAGAACCAAACATACCACTACTCGTTGCAACATAACCATCATTGTTTATTTCCATGTAAGCTGGTGATGTACTGTTACCATATGAGAATACATCATGCCAACCTGATGTTCCTGAACTGCTTTGATTCTCATCGCCCCAAAACCAAAATTCTATTGTCCACTGTCCTGTAAATTGAAAATTAGAAGAGGCGGCAACATCGATATATCCACCACCATTTACTCGCCAAGAATATCCATTAGGACGATAAGGACTATGTGATGATGTTCTTGCATGTCCTGTAGGTGTAAGAGTATGATTACTATCAGATTGATCACTGAATGAATAATTGTGTCCACCCTCTGAATTAGCTCTTAATAATACAAGAGTATGTTTTGACTCTTTTACTGCATATGCAGTACTAAATGTAATTGTCCCTACACCTGTATTTACACCATCTGTGACAGTTGCAGTGATTGTTGCATCTGTTAAATCTGTAGAACCATCGAATACTACTCGTATATTATTGTTTGCAGTTGTATGAGTGATAGTAGCTACGTTTGTATCAGCGATACCTGAATTAGCTAAGGCAACAGTGACTGGTGTGCCTTCTGGTTCTACTGTTGTATAGTTTACATCTAGAGTTAAATTACTTGCATCTATAGTTGCAGTTGTTTTGCCTAAGGTTATTGATGGATTCGTATTCACCATCGACACTCTATACCAACCACCACCTGATTTCATAAAGATTTCACTAGATGCAGTAGTATAATATAAAGATCCGTTAGATATACCTGAGGGAGGCAATGGTAATGCCGCCTTGTTAGCTAGAATTGTGATTGGCTGTTGTTCTACAATCCCCGATCCCGGACGAACTGTTGTTGTTGAGCCACCAGATTTAATTAGTAAATCACCACTGTCGGCGGCTAACTCAACTTTTCCAGAACTTAAACCAACAACTACACTATTAGCGAATGTTTTGTTTCTGTAAACCATTTTAGATCATCTTTAAAGCTGATTCCGTTGTTTCGGTAACTCTTCTAGTCCAACCCCTACCGAATGTCTCAAATGTTTTTAGTCTTTCATAATAACCTTGTCTCTTCGCTTGAAACTTTTTAATCGCATATTCTATACCATGTTCTTCAACATATTCATTAACTTTTTTGATTGTATTTTTACCTATTGCTCCGTCAGCAGTAGCTCCAACGACATTTTGTAAATACTTTGCAGATCTTCCTGTACCAGCATTTACTCCAAAATCAAAAACACATAAGTCCAAACCATTTGGTATATCATCACATTTACAACGGCCCCAATAATTTTTCTCATATATTGGTGCAACATCATCAACAGTTAGATCTTTCATAGATTTCTTACCACCCCACTCTTCATATACTCTCTTAGTAACACCGAGGTTAGTCTCTCCACCAGGATCTTTTGGGTGATTTACATAACCACCTTCATGATGTAATATAATTTCCAAACACGCATTGTAATTCGAATTAGCCATAATCTCGCCTTTCTTTGATTTTTTTAAACCTACCTTTTTAAACAGTCCAAACATTTTAACATCTCCTAAAAAAATAAGGGTAGAATTTTTAGTTCTACCCTTATTTATAAATGCAAAAAAGACTAATAAGTATTATTTGATTTTAATAATCTTAGGCTTTTTATGTTCTGGTACAATTCTCTCTAACGAGATTTCTAACAATCCGTTTTTAAGTTCAGCACCTTTTACTTCGATATCGTCAGCAATAGTGAATTTACGTGTAAATTTTTTCTGCGAGATACCTCTATGAAGTACTTCAGCATTTTCGACTTTATCATCAAATACTGATTTAACTGTAATAGTGCCGTCTTCTACAACGACTTCGATATCTTCTTTTGAGAATCCTGCTAACGCCATCTCAATTGAAAATTCATATTCGTCATGTTTGACTATATTGTATGGAGGAAATCCAGTTGATGTGGCCATGTTATGAGTATGATTCATGAGTTGATCCAATACTCTATCGAATCCTACGGCATAGGGTGTGAATTTATTAATGTCAAATGTGGTAAGGTTATTCATTGCTATTCTCCTTTATTAAGCTAGAATATTAAAATTAAGAAGCACCCTTAATAGGCGTACTTCAACTATATTTATAATAACAAAAATTTGTGCTTTTGTCAAGTCACTTGCCGGTAACGGCAGAGTCCTCATCAAATAAACTTAACTGTTGAACTTGCTCTCTATCAGTATTATATGAATTAGCTTCTATCTTCTTTAGCTTTTCTAACATCTCTTCGTGATATACACAATCGTAAAGATTAGGTGGTTTATAATTAGGGCCTTTTAATACTTTACCATCTTCTCTGTAGATAGGTTTACCATCTTCACCTAACTTTGACATGTTACTACTATGAACTTCACCAAAACAATAGTCTAGTTCTATACCCATAGCCGCTCCCATACCATAAACAACATAGAGCAAATCAGTAAGAGCATCAGCAACTTCTACCATGTTCTTTCTTTCAACACCAAGATAAAGTTCTCTTAGTTCTTCTTCTATGAGTTCTAGTCTAAGTTGTAAAGTCTTTTCATCTAACATAGTAGGTTTATCTGCTACGTTCTGTTTAAATGCTCTCATGAAGTCTACTACTTTATCAAAGTTAGTAATGTATCTCATTGGTCCTCGCCTTCCCATTATCTTTTCTTTCCTATGTTATATTTTGCAGATAAAGTCCATCCATCTTTTTCTTTATGAGGTAGCACTTTTATTTGAGATAATGGTGCTACTGGATCTTTTGACTTATCTTCACTAACTAGTTTTACTAAACCCCACTCAGCTAAAAGATTAGCTATTGTATTTCTTCTTCCCATATCATCTTCTGTAAAGTTACTCGGCTTTCCATCCATAGAGAAAAGCTCCTTGAAGTGGCAGATATAATACCGAGTTTGCTTGTGAAGAATATGGCAACTTTGAAATAAAGTTTTATCTTTTCTACTTGCTACACCTATACGTGTAAGAGTTTCTCTTATCTTGAGAAAGTCTTCATCTTCTTTCAGTGTAACTTCTACTAAACTATCTAAATCAATCATACTCCACCTTTTTCTAATTTACCCTTGATAAATTTAATCTGATCTGGTGTAAGAATTGATAGAACTTGAATTGCCTTTGCATTGCTATATCCATAATACTCTTTCACAAGAGACAAGTCTCTATCATTTTCTTTTTTCACCCACTTAGAAAATCTTTTCTTAGGCCTGACAATATTTAGTAAATACTCAAATTGTAAAAGATTGTCAGCATGGTGTCTTAGGTTAAGTTCATTGGCATAACCTATCGTATCACTGAAATAAGATAATGCACGATTAGTTAGAAATGGACTATATTCTTTTTCTGCTATTGTATCGTTATTACTACCTCGCATGAGGTTTTTCTTAGAAGTATTGATAGCACTAATATAGTCAAATGGATTTGTTTTCTTTACTGCCATTCTGTATCTACCATTAACTCTGTAAGAAATGCCATAAAGTTAACTTCTTGATCAGCTACAAAAGCAGACTTGTATTGATAGTCGGCAAGCGTAACAACAATCTGAGGTAGACTACTTGGTTTTGCATATTGATTTATTGTATCATATATTTTTCGAAACATCGGTGCAACATCACCATCAATATTCTTACCAACCCATTTACGAATTGTTGTGAACTCTTTATCTTTTAATAGTTGCATTAAATCTTTGATACTTGTCTCGGATAGATTAGCAAGTATACCACTATCAATATGGCCAGTTGCAGAATATCTTTGCAACTCATTTAGTATTCTACGATTATCAGGAAAATGTTTTCCGAGAACTTGTTGAATTACTTTTTCTTCAAAGCTAACATTTTCTTGTTTGAGAATGTTTAAAATTCTAGCATACAATTCTTTAGCCATACTGGGCTTATCTTTGTTTGCTATCTTAAACTCTATAACTGAACAACGACTATGAAGTGGTTGTATAATCTTATTGACAAAGTTACATGTCATTATAAAACCACAGTTCTTACTAAACTCTTCCATGAAGTTTCTGAGTGCAGGTTGAACTGTTTCTGCATTACAATAATCTGCTTCATCTAAGATTACATACTTACGTCCACCTGCTAGAGATACAGACGATGCAAAGTTTTTAATTTTAGTTCTGAGTGTATCTATTAATCTACCTTCATCAGAACCATTGATAACAATATAGTCAGCACCTAATTCTTCTAACATAGCTTTAGCAACAGTAGTCTTACCTATGCCTTGAGAACCAGTCAGAAGAAGATTAGGTACATTTTTATTATCAACGAAAGTCTGAAATAAAGTTTTTAACTCAGGACTTAGTATAGTATCTTTTATTGTCTTTGGGCGATACTTCTCTACCCACAAAAAGTCTTCTCGCATAATTCACCATAATATAAAATTTCGATATTAAGAAAAGGTAGAGTTTGTCTCTGTCGCTATCCAATATTGAATGTTTTTTGCAGTTGATTTAAAATGAGCAATACCAGATTTTGATATCTCTATGTTATAATCACTTACACTTAATTTTTGTAAATTCTCAGTTTTAAATACCATTGAGAAAACATTATTTGTTTCACCAAGAATTACACTATGTTCATTAGAAGTAGGATTTTTTGTATCAGTTGCTACTAAAGATATTTTACTATCTGCACCACGAACAACAACTTCAGGTAAACCTAGTTGATTAGCGGCCATTAGAACTTTCTTTAAATCATCAGCACTAACTTTTACAGATACATCTATACTATCTAATTCTAGATTTTTATCTGGTGCAGAAGTTACCATAGAAGGATCAGTATATGTATAAGTTGATCTATTATTACCTTCACTCAGTACCACTTCTCTTTCACCAAAAGCAAAATCAGGCTTCTCATATAAACTAGCTAAACCTAAGAATTGATTTAGTTCATATATTGCAAAGTTTATTGGAAGAGTTTCACCAATCACTGCCTGAGCAAGAATGTTTTTCTGTTCAGAAACAGTTCGAACAGTATTTCCTGCTTTGAAAGATAGAGAGGGGTTTATTGTACCAAAGTTTTTTAGTACTTCAATTGTATCATCACTTATTTGCATCATCATTTTCTCCTGATTGATTTGAATCTATATGTAAAGCCATTATAGCATAGTGAGCCACTTTTAGCAAGTCTGCTCTATTCTTACCATTCTTCTTACCATATCTCTGTGCATACTTGATTATATTACCAAGCATAAAACCTTC